CTAGCGCCAGGCGCGCGCGAACTTCAGGAACGCGTCGTTCTCCATCGGTGCTCCGATGGTCACCCGGACGCCATCGGTTCCAAAGGGGCGCACAATGATTCGAGCCTCGGCGGAGGCTTGCGCGAATTCGGTGGAGCGCTCGCCCAGCGGCAACCACACGAAGTTCGCCTGCGACGGCGGCACCTGATAGCCGGCTTCGCGCAGCGCGCTGGTCACCCGGGCGCGTTCGGTGACAACGTCATTGGTGCGCGCGAGCAGCTCCTCGGCGGCGCCGAGGGAAGCCACGGCGGCAGCTTGCGCGAGGCTCGACGCGCTGAACGGTACGTACACCTTGCCCAGTGTGGTGATCACATCGGGATCGCCGACCGCGTAGCCGACTCGCAGCCCCGCCAGGCCGTATGCCTTTGAGAAGGTGCGTAAGACAACGACATTGGGGTGCTCACGCACCAGTGCGAGGCTGTCGGTGAAGTCCTCGCGCACGTACTCGACGTATGCCTCGTCGATCGCGATCAGGATATGCGGCGGCACCGACTCGACGAACCGCCGCAGTTCGGCGGGCCGCACCACGGTGCCGGTCGGGTTGTTGGGGTTGCAGACGAAGATCAGCCGGGTGACGTCGGTTACGGCGGCCGCCATGGCGGCGAGGTCATAGGTGTGGTCGACCAGCGGTACCTGCACCGGAGTCGCCCCCGCGACCCGCACCACCAACGGATAGGTCTCAAAGGACCGCCAGCCGAACAGCACCTCGTCGCCCACCGTTGCGGTGATCTGGACCAGCTGCTGGCATAGGCTCACCGACCCGCACCCCACCGCGATGTGTTCGGGTGGCATGTCGACATGCTTGGCCAGGTGCGAGCGCAGCTCGGCGTAGCCGTTATCGGGGTACCGATTGATCAGCGACCCCGCCTCGGCGAGGGCGGCCCGCACGCTCGGCAGCGGCTCCTGCACGGTTTCATTACTGGCGAGCTTGATGGCGCCGGGGACGTTTCGGCCCGGTGTGTAGGCCGGTAGTTCGGTCAGCTCGGGGCGAAGTCGTGCGGGCACGTCACCAGACTATCGGGGCACGTGGGGCGCGATGACGACCAACGGCTTTGCCTTTGAGGCGCGCGGCCCTGTACTCTGTGCCCTCGGCGGTTCGGGATCCATTTTTATGGGTTCGGAGTCCCGCTCAGGAAGTTCAGGAGGCGTGCCAGAGCGGCCGAATGGGACTCACTGCTAATGAGTTGTCCCCTTTACGGGGGACCGGAGGTTCAAATCCTCTCGCCTCCGCGTCGGTCTGCAGGCCAAACCTGTTGACCTGCAACAATTGAATAGTAAGCGCCCGTAGCTCAACGGATAGAGCATCTGACTACGGATCAGAAGGTTAGGGGTTCGAATCCCTTCGGGCGCACCATCTATTAGCGAGAATGAGGATTTGGTGGTGGCCGACACGCCCATAATCTGACACTTTCCCGCTATTTTCAGCCGCCACTTTGGGCGTACTGCTCTAGGGCTTCTCTCGCGTCTGGCCCGCGTGTGCGCCGTACCAGGTAATGGGTCTCAGTAGTCAGCCGGTTGGCGTGGGATAGCTGCTGCTGGGCGCCATCCGGCCCGAGTGCGTCTCTTACAACCGTGGCGACCGTCCGCCTGAATGAGTACGGCGTAACCCAGCTCAGATCATCAGGGAGTGCCGCCCGCAGCGCGCGCCGCATATTGGCCAGGCTCATCCAACCGCCGTTGCGATTGGCGAAGAGAGGACCGTCGATGCCCGATTCGCCGATCAGCGCTACGACCGACTCCACGCCGAACTTGGGCAGTAGAACGGTGTGCGGTGGCGCATCGCCTTTCCGGGTGTCCTGGCGGTGTAGAGGCTTGCCGGCAATGCGTCCGTGATCAATCAGGGTGCCGGTGAGGGCCACCTCTGGTGGGTCGGCAAGGACATCCACTTCTGATACCCGTATGGCCAGCACTTCATTGGGGCGCCCGCCCGTCGCGGCCAGTAGGTCTACGAATGCAGGTAGTAGCCGACCAGGCTTCGGGCCAGGGCCGGTTCGGTCGGCATAGGCCCGAACCGCCGCGCGGACCCGTACAAATTCGGCTGGCGTCGCTGCGCGGATGGGCTTCCGGGTCGTCTTGATCTGCTTAGCCTCGCGTATCGGGTTAACGGGCATTACGTCGAATCGGCACGCCATCGAGTACATACCCATGAGCACCATCCTCAGCCGTTTGGCTTGACTCTTGGATGCCATGCCTTGGATGTAGTTGTGTGCCTCTTGGGTCTCCAGCTCGGTGACCCGCAACGAGCCCAGTTGCGCATCACCGTGCGTCCTCCACACCGCCCGATACTGATCAACCGTCTGTTGCTTAACACCGTCCTCGGCTGCCTTTGCTTCGACCCATAGGTCGAACAGGTCGCCGAGGGCGGTTTTTTCATTCACTACCTGACCAGACTTCGGTGGGCGCCGTTTTACCAAGTGCCGCTGCAAGATACGGCGCGCGTCCTCGGCAGACTTATCACTCGACCGTTCCACCCGCCGTCGCTTGCCATCTGAATCACGGACATAGGTGCTGGCGAAAAACTTGCCACCAGAAGACCGTTCGGTGATGCGGCCATGCTCGCCAGGCCGCAGGCGTTCCCTAGGCATCGTTGTCGACTTCCCATCCACGGTTGGACATCTCCGTGGCGAGTCGGTCTAGGTTTGCGCGGTCGAGGTCAATCAAGGCATGTATAGATGCTGGATTCGCGTCTTCGGCGCCGTGATCCAGATGGTTCTGAGCCATCGCCGCCACCCTTTCGGTACTAGCGATTGCGGATTGCAATTCGTGCCGACGCCGCGATAGTTGAATGCGCCGCATGTTCTCTCGCTCGGCGTCGATCTGGGCTGGGTCAACGGCGCCCTCGATTGAGGCCCGACGGACCTCTCCTGAGAACCACCGCGCCGCAGCAATTGAGCGGGCGGGGCGATTGGGCAGCATCTCAACTTCACCATCAGGCAGGTCGGGGTAGAGCAGCGCTACGGGCGGCATATCCAGTGCGGCAGCCAGCACGACCAGTTCGGCAACGCCAAGAACACTGCCACGGTGGCCCGAGTCCAGCTTTGAGATGACCGTGGCGGGTACCCGGTAGCCGAGTTCCGCCGTCCGCTCACTCAGCCATGTGGCCGATCTGCCGCCGCGGGCCTCCTTCATGGCCTTACCTACCCGCTTGACCAGCTCGGACGCCCAATTGTCATCTCGATCATTCACCACACGCCGAGTATGCGCGGTTTTCTTGCGTCTGTCGAATTTTGGCGTAGAGTCAGACGTGTCACGCAAGATTCACGAAGGTTCTCTTCGTACCACGAATAACCAGGAGGGAAGATGAACGATTGTCCGGCCGTGCAGCGGGCCCTCGGCGGCGTTAGCAGGTCGACAGTGCGGCGTTTGTGGCGTTCGGGCCAGCTCAAGTCTGTGCAGATCGGATCACGCAGGTTCTCGACAGATGGCCAGATAGCCGCCTACATAGCCCAGTTAGAAACCGTCGCGGTATGAGCACACGGCCCCAAGAAGGTCACGCCGATCTTGGCTTGATCGAGGACGACCACACTCCAGAAATGCGAATGGCCCCGACCAGTACCGCCAAGCACCAGGTCGAGGGCCACTCCGACTACCTATCTGAGAACAGGAGTCACCATCATGATAACCAGCAGTTCTGACACTGAGCAACCCTCTCGGTGTCCCGTAGGCATGGCTGACCGGCTGGCGGAAACCACCGGAGCAGGGGCATGCCCCGTACCGCCGGGGGCTGTCGAGGTGAGCCGGTGGTACATCACCGAAGGGGATTTCAGCAAGCCCTACACCCGCACCATCGAGGGAAAGCCTGTAGCCCTTGAGGATTGGGTGCGTTTCGTGCCCTCGTGCATCCAATCATCCAATGGAACAACACGTTCCGTTGTTGTGGCGTTGGAACGTACCAGCTATGACGGTCGCTGGCTGGACACCGGCCTCGGGCTCAACGCCGACGAAACCCGTGCGCTGGCAAGACAACTCGACGCGATGGCTGACCGTCTCGATTCCTGGGCGGGTGAGCGATGAACAGATGCGGATGCCGGTTCGATTGGTGCGACCAACAACCTGGCGACAGAGAACACTTCACGATGGACTACTCCGGTGCTACAGCCGGTCTTGGCAATGAGGCTCAAAGCGATGACGTGAAGATGCTGACGGTCGGCGCGGGGCTTGCGTTCCACGAGGGGTTAGATGCCCAGCCGCGAATCATGGTCCACATCAACGGTGGTCGGTCCAACACCGACGCCGAGGCTGATCTGACCATCGCTGAGGCCGTCTATTTACGGATGGCGCTGGACAAGTACATCAACGCCGCAGCGCAGGTTGTCGCTGCTGGAGTCGCCGTGGACCTCGGTGCAATAGAGCGCCGTCGAGCCGATTCTATGGGCGGGGGTGTGGCATGAGCACATGCGCGTACAGCTGGTGCACCAACGCAGCCTCCCAGCACCTTGATCACTACAGCAGTGGTGAGGTAACCGCAGCGTTGGATGATCCTAAGAGTGCCGTTATCTCGTGCGGCGTGGACGTTGAGCTTGGCGGAAAGATCTATGACGACGAGATCATTGTTGTCGTCAGATCGGTCGGCCAAACCAACTCAGCATCCCTCACTGTCGGCGAAGGAATCGGGTTGAGCCTGACAGTCGCAGAGGCGCAACAGCTTCGGGATCTGCTCGACGTGGCCATGGCCAACCGTGAGGAAATTCGGGGGCGCGTTGGCTGACTACTACGACGAAACCGGGAGCCTCGCAAGGCCCACCGCATACACGGTGACAGGCGCTGATCTGCGCGACTGCCCCGAGTGCGGTGAGCCCGCGGGGTTCCCGTGCCGCTGGCCTGACGGGCGGCGACGAAACATGCCCTGTTGGTCGCGGTGGCACCCGCAGGAGGTCGCATGAAGTTCTCAAAGCTCGCATGGCTGGGTGTCGTCCGTCATCTCAGGGACATCCCCGCCGTGCAGCGCCTCGCGATCCTGGACATCGGCGATACGTCTGACAAGAACGGGCTCGATGCGTGGAAGTCGAACAAAAAGGTCATGGACGAACTTGGGGTGTCCCTGGACACGGTCAAGCGTGCAAGGCGTGCTGCCGTCGACCACGGCCTGTGGGTCGTAACCAAACCCGGTCGCGCATGTGGAAAGGGCGATGACAAGGAGACCACCCACTATCGGCTCACCATGCCCGCTAATGGATGCTCCACAGCACCTATTAAGGACGACTTAACGGGTGCTGCAGATGGCGTTAATGGGTGCTACAGAGCGCCTTTAATGGGTGCTGAAATAGCCCCCTCTTCGGGTACTTCTTCGGGTATTACTTCGGGAGAGAGTCGCGCGCGCGAGGAACCGCTCGACGTGACAGCCGTCCCCGAGGCGTCAGACGCCCTCTCTCAGGGAGATCTTGTCGTAAGCAACACCATGATCGACGGCGAGCTGGTAGAGCTCGATGACGATCCAGAACCGCCGCGTTACTGCGAGAAGCACCGTCCATACGGCACATCCGACAGCTGTCCTGGTTGCAAGATCGCTCGCCTGAACCATGAGGCATGGGAAAAGCGCCAAGGCGTTAATGGCGTTGCGGGCTGGCTATTGCTCGCACAGAAGCTAGGCGAGGAACCGGCCCCCGAGAGGGAACCGCGGCCCAAGTGCCCATGGTGCCGAGACACCGGCCTAGTGATCCTGGGCGACGGCACGCCAGGGGACTCACCAATGTGGTGCTCCCACGAACTCTACGGCCGACGACCAGCCACCGATGAAGAGATCGCCGACTACGAGAGGCGCACAGCGTGAACGGCTATCAGCTCCCGCTGTATGAGCCCTGTGGCGTGTGCTCAGGGCTCGTCGCATACAACCGGCACAACGCCCACCGTGCCTGCATAACAGCTCTCGATCGCTGGATAAGGCCCGACAACGTCGACTACCTCATGGAATTGCAGCGGAAAGGACAAGGCTGGTGACCATCATCTCCACCACCGGGGCGGGGTGCCTCGCGAAGCACGCACCCCAGCGCGACCCTCATGCCCTATCGCGCGTATCTCTCTCAAATTTTTTTTCCACACCACCACACCCCGTCAGAATCCCCAGACTCCGTACACATCGCGAGATTGACTGGTGGCGGGGTCATATAGGCGCTGGTCTCCAAGATCGTCCTAGTGCCCCCGGGGGTGTGCGGTGATCGGGCCTGTGGCGGCAGCGGTGCACGTGATCCGGGCAGCCAAGCGCGGTGCCAGCACCGATGAGGCCACGGCCTGTCTGGAGGGTCTGAGCCAAGACGAGCTGGTCTCGGTGCTGCGTCTGGTCTTCCCGCTTCTGGCTGAGCTGTACCACACCGTTGCGGCGTCTCAGCGTGCGATGCAGGCCCGCACGGATCGGGCGTTCGGGGAACTGGTGCAGCGGCTCACCGAAGGCGACGCGCAGTGATCGCCACCGATCGACAGATAGCCGCAGCGCGCGGGATCGTGACCGCTGCACGGAATCTAGGCGAGGGTAACGCCTACGTCGATGCCTGTTGTATCCACACGGCGGGCTTGAGTCGCGACGATCTAGTCGCCGTTATCGAGCTGCTAGGCGGAATGCTGTCCATCCAGTTCGAGGGTGAGGCGTGACTCGGCGTGTTGTGTCGCCGCGATTTGTCGGTGCCGCAGAGTATCCTGAACCTAGCTCGGTATCACCAGGGCGCCGAACGCGGCAGGGGCCGCCACCTCGGACAATGGGTCACCATGCGACGCAAGCGATTACGCACGTCCTAATTAGGTGACCCTATGACTATCAATCTCATTCGTAGCTCCGCATTGGAGCTACCGCCCGACGGCACAGTCCGTGGGCTTTTGGTGCCCTATGGGCAAGTCCGCGACCGTGAGCGTTTCGAGCCGGGAGCATTCGCCCGGTCCATCCGCGAGCGGGCCGACAAGATCAGGGTGTTCGACGCAAACCACAGGCCGATTGGGCGTGTGGCCAAGCTCTGGGAGCAGCCTGACGGTCTCCACTGCGAATTGGAGATTCAGGGTGCTCGTTCGGGTGCTCTGTCGGTGGCATTCCGGCCCGTACGGGAACGGCAGGACGGCGACGTGCTGGTGCGCACCGAGGCCGCGCTGATGGAAATCAGCGTGGGTGTTCAGCGCAGCGAAACACGTATCGCCAACTCCGTGGCCGTGGCGCGGCTCAAGTTGCTCGACTGGTGACCGCGATGACGAGTCTGTGCCGCTCGGTGCCAAGCACCCTGCGGATGGTCAGCACTGGCAGCGGGGAGTCTGACGGTCTGACGTTCGAGGGCTACGGGGCGGTGTTCAACGCACCAACCCGAATCAACTCGTGGGAAGGGCTCTTTGACGAGCAGATCGCGCGGGGTGCGTTCGTCACCTCATTGCGTGAGCAGACACCCAAATTCCAGTTCGATCACGGCCACCACCCGATGATCGGCTCACTGCCCGTTGGCAGCGTTACCGACATCTACGAGGATGAGCACGGCCTGTTCGTCCGGGCACGCATGGCGGCATCCCCGTTTTGGGAGCCGCTGCGAGAAGCCCTCACCCCTGTAGATCAGGGCGGCACCGGAGCTGTCGACGGTATGTCGTTCCGGTTCTCGGTGGTGCGTGAGAGTTGGGTCGATAAGAACGGTGCACCCGTCAGACCTGATGAGGTCGAACGGATTCTCTGGGACCCACGCAATTCGCGAGGGCCGCTGATGCGGACTCTGACCGAAGTGAAGATTCAGGAAGTGGGGCCGGTTGTGTGGCCCGCCTACCCGCAGACCTCCGCCGGCCTGCGATCCACAGCCCAAACCTTGCCCCTGTCCGTCGCGCAGCGTCGGCTGAAACTACTTGATCTGTAAGGAAAAACAATGAGTGAGTATGAAGACCTGCACGCTGACATTGAGCGGATGCGTGCCGAGGCCCACACGATCCTGGACCGCGCTGGCGGCGAGGATCTACGAGCGGACGACGCCGATCGTTTCAACCAGCTGACCTCCGACATACAAGCCCGCAAGAAGCGCATGGGCGAAATCGATCAGCTCCTATCGGACATCGCCCGCGCCGGACAGTCGGGATCGGGCCTGTACATCGAGCGCGGGGCCGCTGGTGACTACGACCGCGACCCGGTGGCCGACCCGCGTAGCGCCGAGAACTTCCGGTCGCGCCGGTATAAGGACCCGTGGGATCTGCGTAGCGTCCACACGTTTGGCCGTGAGCGCCACGAACTGGCCGCCGAGTTCCGTTCCCGCGCATTGTCTGCCGTCGAGCAGATGCCCGGTGCCAGCGACAGGGTACGGGCAGCCGCTACGCATATCATCGAGAGTCACGACGACGAGGATGGGCGCCTGTCTCAGCAGATCCTCGCTACCTCTACTCCTGCGTACCTGCGGGCGTGGTCCAAGCTGGCCCGCAATCAGGAGTCCACCCTTACCCCCGAAGAGTCCCAGGCCATTCGGGAGGTCAAGACCGCACAGCGCGCGATGTCGTTGACTGACAGTGCCGGTGGGTATCTGGTGCCGTTCCAGCTGGACCCTTCGGTGATCATCACCTCAGCGGGCTCACGCAACGATATCCGCCGGTTCGCCCGTCAGGTCGTGGCCACCGGGGATGTGTGGCACGGGGTGTCATCGGGTGCGGTGTCGTGGTCGTGGGATGGTGAAGCCGCTGAAGTCTCCGATGATTCAACGACGTTCGCGCAGCCCACGATCAAAAATCACAAGGCGCAAGGTTTTATCCCCATCTCCATCGAGGCATTCGAGGACGGCGCCAACGTCACTGCCGAGGTCGCCAAGCTGTTGGCGTTCGGTAAGGACAGCCTCGAGGCCGACGCGTTCATTAACGGTCTAGGTGACGGGTCCAACCAGCCCAAGGGCCTCATTACCGCTCTGGACGGCACCAGCGCCGAAATGGCGCCGGTCACCGCGGAAACTCTCTCGCTCGGTGACCTGTACAACATTCAGGGCGCCCTTCCGGCCCGCCACCGCGCCAATGCCGCCTGGTTGGCGAACAACCTGATCTACAACAAGGTTCGCCAGTTCGACACCAACGGTGGTGCGGCACTGTGGGAGTTCCTGGGAGCCGACCGACCGATCAACCTGTTGGGCCGTCCGGTGGGTGAAGCCGAAGCGATGGACGGGACATGGAACGCCGCAGCCACCGCCGACAACTTCGTCCTGGCATTCGGTAACTTCGAGAACTTCGTGATCACCGACCGAATCGGCTTCTCGGTCGAATTCTTGCCCCATTTGTTCGGGGCGAACCGTCGACCCACCGGCCAGCGCGGCTGGTACGCCTACTACCGCGTCGGCTCGGATGTAGTGGATCCGGGAGCGTTCAAGCTCCTGAACATCGCCACCACCGCCTAATAGACCACTCACCTGGCGGGGTCTTTCCCCCTTCCTTTCAGCCCCGCCAGGTGAGTCCCCTTGTACGCCAAGTCAGCCCAGATGCGGTTCCGATGCAATGCCCGTCATTCTCCCCATTGAAGCAAGACCAGATAACCAGTCATTCAAACGCGCAGCTGATCAGGCCGTGCGGATCTTCGGCAACGCGGGCGGCGACTCATCTGCCGCATTCGCCCGCCAGTTCACCGCAGGCTCAAGCAAAATGCAGTCCGCCACACGGGCCTACGAGAAGGCATACGACTCAATCGCTGACGCGGCAGGCAAGGCGAAGACGGCCGAATCGCAGTTGCAGCAGCAGCGCGACAAAGCTGCCTCTCTTGGTGAGAAGATCGCCGCCGATGAGAAGCGGTTATCTGATGCCCGTAAGTCGGGTGATACCAACGCCGCTGCCTCTGCGGAACGTGCCCTTACTCAAGCGCGCGAGCAGCAGGCTCGCACCAATACCCAGATTGTCCGCACTGCGGAAAACCTGAACCGTAGCCGACGCGAAGAGGTCCGCAATCTCAAGGACGCCGTTGCCGCGTACCGCCAATTGCAGGACTCGCAGAGCGCGCGGGGGCAGGGTGTCTTCTCTGGCCTTACGAGCCAAAGCTCAGGGATAGTAGGCCAATTCGCCAGCATCGGGTCATCGGCGGGCAAGGGGTTCGTGGCCGGTGCTGCTACGGCTATCGTCGCTGGTGGGTTGATTCAGGCCGGGGCTAAGGCCGCCGAAATGGTCCTCAGCGGATTCAAATCCGTCATGGACACGGGTATCGACTTCTCGCGCACGGTGAACAACTTCAAGGGAGTCACCGAGTCCAATGACGCTCAAACACGTCAAATGGCCACCGCGGCACGAGCGCTCGGAGCGGACACCACCATGGCTGGGGTATCGGCATCTGATGCCGCCAGGGCTATGACGGAGCTTGCCAAGGCCGGGTTCTCGGTAGATGAGGCGATCGGTGCCGCACGCGGAACCATGCAACTTGCAACCGCGGCCCAGGTGGATGCGGCTCAGGCTGCTGAGATCCAAGCCAACGCAATGAACGCCTTTGGTCTGAAGGCGGCGGACGCCGCGCATATCGCTGACGTTCTCGCGAATGCCGCAAATGGATCCTCCGCGGATATTGCAGGCATCGGCCTTTCTTTGGCTCAGGTGGGCGGTGTTGCAGCGGGATTCGGACAGTCGATTGAAGAGACCGCTACCGCTATCGCGATGCTCGCGAAGATGGGCATCAAGGGCAGTGATGCCGGTACATCACTCAAGACGATGCTCATTCAACTGCGTAACCCCAGTGACCAATCTGCGCAGGCGATGAGTGAGCTCGGGTTGAAGGTCAATGACGCTAACGGGCAGCTGATCAGCATGCGCGAGCTGTTCCGGCAGCTCGGGGACGCGAAGAGTCGGATGCCTACCGATGTGTTTCAGCAGGATCTAGCGACATTGTTTGGCACCGACGCGATCAGGGCGCCCCTGCTCGGTTCCGTGCAGGTGTTTGACGAACTCTACGGGGTAGTCAACCGGACTGGCACCGCAGCCGCCACCGCCCGAACCCAGATGGAGGGCTGGCCCGGAGTCGTCGAGGGCGTGAAGAACTCCACCGAGGCACTGAAACTCTCACTGTTCGACGTTTTCAACACTCCGGCAGGTCAGAACCTCGGCAACAAGCTAGTCTCCGGGCTCGACGGCATGGTGCAGTGGGTCAATACCCACCAGCCGGAAATCATCGGCTTTGTCACCGATTTCACCTCCGCCATGGCTACCGGTACCGACGCGTTCCTTGGATTTACCGCCCGGATACTTCAGGCGGGCAGCTATCTTGCAGATGCACTCGGGATTGTCTTCGGGAACATGGGCAAGGCAATCGGCGGCGTCGTACAAGCCATCGGATCGGTCACCAAACACATCCCCGGCATGAAGGCCACCGGCGAAGCGATGGAGACCGCCGGTGGTGCGGTTCTCAAGTGGTCAAACGTTATGACCAACGCCGGATCTAACATGCGGTCGGCGGCCGACGGCATCGACAAACTCCGCGAAGGGGTCCGCGGGCTCCGCGACGGGTTCACCGACTCGATGCGGGAAGCGCAAGCCCAAGAGGAGATGTATCGCCGCAACGGCGAAGCCATTAAGGACCTCAAGGGTAAGATCGAGGAATTGCCCGATAGGCCGAAAGACTTTGTCATCAAGGACAATTCAGACGAGGTCAAAAATCGGCTAAAGGCCCTCGGGGCGGAGGCTAAGCAGCTGCCCGATGGGCGCATGGTTGTCCACCTCGAATACCGGGATGCCAATACTCCTGCAGCCCTCACGACCTCCCAGCAGCTCGGCGCTACCGGATCTGCACTCAATGCGTTCGGAAGCCCACTAGGCAGTGTCATTGCCACGCTGGGGAATCTGCCACCTGTTCCACGGGTAGGGGTGTCGAACACGCCCATCAAACCGAAAAAGGGCAGTGGCGGTGATTCAAACGCATACGTCGATCCTTCACAGTTCCAGGTGGGTGGAAACCCGTCCTTCGCAACACCGTCAGGTGTTCCCGGAACAGGCCCCACAGGGCTCGTTGACGCCCAGGCAGTGTACGAAGCCGAGTCGTCAGTCATGCGCGCAAAGAACAACCTTGAACAGGACCGGCTCAAGGTGATTCAGCTTGAGCAGAAGGGCAACGTGGACCAGCTGGAGCTGCTGCGCGCCAAAAATCAAGTTCAGGAAGACGAACGCGCCTACACCTCAGCACAAATGAAGCTCGCAGAGGCACAACGCGGCACGGTCAAAAAGATGAGGGGCTTCGCCGATGAGATGGGGGAGATTGGCGCCAAGCTAGACGCCGACTTCGGTGCCTCAAAGGGGCTCGGCGGACTCGCAGAGAACCTGGTGAAGTTCGTCGCCAACCTCGCGTTCGCCCCAATGATGGGACAGCTCAGCGCTATTGCTGCCGCCAACCCCTCCAAGGGCGGATACGGGATGATGGGCATCCTGGGCGCGCAGGGCGCATTCGGCCCCCAATTCACCGGAGTCAGTGACACTTTCACCGGAGCGCAAGCAATAGGGCCAATGGCACTACAACCAGGGATGAACCCAAACCTTGCCGCCATGTACGCCCTGGCCGCACGCGGCGGCAAGTACGCCCCCGCTTCGGATCTCGCCAACGGTCTGGCGGACTGCTCCGGGGCCGTTTCTGACCTAGTAGAGGTGATACAGAACGGAGTGTCCTCTCCCGCAAGGCTGTTCGACACCACCGCATTCGCTAACGATGCCAGCGCAGCCAAACTCGGATTCCTGCCGGGATACCAGCCCGGGGCATTCAACGTGGGAGTCAATCCACTACCGGGGCAGCAGGGGCATATGGCCGCAACATTGCCCAACGGCATGAACTTTGAATCCGGTGGCGGTCACGGCCCCATGCTGGGAGGTGCCGCCGCGGGCGCCCTGGACAAGCAATTCAACAAGCATTACTACATGCCGGTAGGGGGTGGCACCACAGCACCATCACCGGTAGCCCCCACGCCCGCTACGCAATACGCGACACCCGGTGTCGACAACACCAACCCCGGACTCACCAACCCCATCCCGATCGGTGGCGGTACGGGCGGGATGACCGGGCCGTCACAGGGCTGGAGCGGATCCCAGACGGGTACCCGTATCGGCGGTGTCACACCGGCATCCGGTTCCGGCAAGGGCGGCGTTGGCATGACCCCGGGCGGAACGCTAGACACCGCTATCGGCATGGCTGCCAGCGGCCTTGACCTGCTGGCCCCGGGTGCCGGTCAAGCAGCTCAAACCGGAATCAAATTGGCCAACCGCGCAATCCAATACGGCGGCCAGGTCGCTGGTATCGGCGTCCAGGGACTCATGGACACCTTCCTGCCCACGGGTGGTTCTGAGCTCGCCAACAAGTCTTGGATCACCAAGATCGTCGGCGGCATCGCCGGTGCCGCACCCGCCTTGCCGAACATGGCAGGCAAGTCGACCGCACCACCCGCGCAGCAGGGCGGCACCGGGCAGAACGGCGAAACACAACCCAACGGCCCCGTCACTTACAACACCACCATCAACAACAGCCGCGACACCGGGGACGGACTCATGCGGGACTTTGAGTACGCCACCATGCAGCAGAACAAAGCACCAGGGATGTGATCACATGGCAGGCGTAACAGGCTGGTGGGCAGAGATATTCATCGAACCCGAACCGGCACAGCTCACGTTGACAGGCGGTGTGCCGAACGTTGAGATCACCCAAGACGTTTTCATTGAGCCAACACCGGCAGTGCTCACGTTGACCGGCGCACGCCCATCACTGGAGCAGACGGTACGTCCTACCCCGGCGACGCTGACCCTCACAGGCGGTGTACCGAATGTGTCAGTGGGAAGGACGATTACACCCACCCCGGCCAGCCTGACCCTTGCCGGCGGAACACCATCGCTCGGACTGAAAATAGCCCCCGCAGCGGCCACACTCACACTCACAGGCGGCACACCTACAGTTCGCATCACAACCCCGCTTTCGTATGTCTCTGCCAACGCCAGCACGACCAACTCAGTAACCATCCCAGCCCATCAAGTCGGGGATCTGATTGTGCTGTGCGCGTTCGATTCACAGAACACCGCGCCCACGAAACCTTCAGCAGGTGGGACTGTCCCGGACTGGAACTACATCGACAACACCAACACCGTTGCCGGGCAAGGGGCTGTGACAACGGCGTGGTTCAAAGCCACCGCCACCAACACCACCTCAGGCACGTGGACCTGGACAGAGCAGATGATCGCCGTAGTGGTGCGCGGAACTATGCCCGCTTCCCCAATTGGCGGGCATGCCGCCGTGGGTGGCGCTGCCGTCAACGTCACAGCACCGGCAGTGACCCTCGCGCACACCGACGGGTCATCGATACTGCTGCATTTCCACGCCACCGCGTTCCTGAACGCCAGCGGGTGGAGTTCCGCGCCCGCTGGCTACACGCGCCGGATCGTCGCGGGGCCGTCGAGTTCACGGTCAATGGTGCTGAACACAAAGGACACCACGACTACGGACGGATCGGTCACCCAACCCGATGGCTCCTCGGGCTGGGCCTTCGCCGCCGCAACAGTCGAAATCATCAACTAGTGGCTGGCAAGGGCACCACCGTGCAGCGCGGATACGGCGCGTACCACAAGAAGCTCCGTCGCAACTGGGAGCCGATAGTGCGAGCAGGACGCGCAACCTGCTGGCGCTGCGGTGAACCCATCGCCGCTGACGGCGCTTGGGATTTAGGACACGACGACCTTGACCGGACGCAGTACCGCGGTCCAGAGCACGTCGGCTGCAACCGCGCTACCGCTGGCCGACGCGAACCGATGTGGGGACCACCCGTCGACACCTCGCGCGAATGGTGACCCCGAGGGGGGCACTATGCCGATCCTGGGCAGCGGCGCCGGGGCGATAGCCGCGCCTATCGCCATTTCTCTCCCGTAACATTTTTATGTCCCGCTACATCCGCGAAATCGCCCTGATCTGCGCAAATGAGTAAAGTAGCGTAACGGTAGCGGGACAAGCGGGACAGACCCACCCCCGATATATCGCCAGAATCCCCAGACCCGTACAGAACGCGAGGCTGACTGGTGGCGGGGTCGCGCCGAACCGGATGCCCCAGATGGCACACCCGCCCCCTACTACAGGCTCAGTGTTACGCTCGCCTGGCAAACAGGGTGACGGGCGTCACCAAGTCGGGCGGGAGGCCGATGTGTACAACGACGCACTGAATGTAGATCTGGCCGAGCTTAGGGAATCAGCGGGCAAGCTCAAAAACACCGCTGCCGACCTCAACACCGCCCATGGTGCGGTGCACAGCAAGATCGCGGACCTTGTCACCGAGTTCGGGGATTCAGCGGGCGCGGCAGCACTGCGGGGCCGGTTGGCCGAATGGGAAGCCGAGACCCAAGCCCACCACAACGAGGTCATCAATCACCACGGCCTGTATCTGTGGGCTGAGAAGAGATACCTGGAGACCGACCAGGGCAACGCCAGTGGCATCGAGGGTGTGTAGATGTCGTACCTGTTAATGCTGGCCCAGATCCGGCGCATGCCCGCACTGATCGGGAGCTTGCAAGATGCGCTGCACGAGCGGGCCGCTGGCTCAGCCAACGCCGCCGACGAGGTGGCCGCTATCCGCAAGGCAGCCACGTGGGAAGGCAAGGGCGGCGACGCCGCCATGAACGCCCTAGGCCGCTCTGTTCTGAGCTTTGATCGGGCACAGGCCGACGATCGGGCGCTGGCAACAGCTGTAGACGGGGTACGTGCACGGGCTGACTCGGTGGTGCAGAAGATCGACGCACTAGCCCAAGAGGCCAAGGCCGCGCACTTCACCCTCAATGAAGCCGAGAACCGTTTAGAGGGCGGTTTGGACACGCGGTCGATGTCCGAAGAGGACCGGCGCGCCTACATCGACAAACATGCCGAGCTGCAAGCCAAGCTCGAGGCCATCCGCCGCGAAGGCGAAGAGGTGGATCTAGATTTCGGCCGCGTCATCGCCACCGCAACAGGTAATGCCGATTCATCCTCGGAGCTGTCCCCGATCGCCCAGGAGGGCAAGACGGTGGTGCAAAGCGCGCCACCGGAGGGCACCCTGGAGGGCACCGGATACTGGGTGATCGACCCGGCACTGGGGCAGGACACCCCGACCCGGCCCGCCAGCACCCCCGGCCCCTACTCGTATGCCACCGATCCGAACTTCAAGCTAAACACCGGCCCCACATCGGATTTCGGCTACCCGTCCCGCAACTGGAGTTCCAAGCCGTTCGGTGAGTACATGGAAAGCTACCGATTCCGCATCACGGGAACGGAATTCACCGGCCAAACCAAAATGGTGCAGGTCAACGGCAAGTGGTACCAAGCCGAATGGCAGAACTTCAAATACGAGATGAGACAGAATCAGAACATCCATTGGAACCGGGACGGGGCTCCGATGAAGGAGACTCCCCTTGTCAATCAGCCGTGGAAACCTGTTTCAATAGCAGACATCGTGAACATCTCTCATAAGCTGCCGGACACAAAGATCTGGCTGCCCGACTCATGCGGCGGCAAGGTGACCCTCGTCAACGGCACTGTCGTTGGCCCCAAGTACCAGATGCCCCCGGTGATGCATGCGGCTCGCTAGGACCACGGCAGCGGTGTTTTCGGCGCTACTCCTAGGCGGTGTGGTGCAGGGCTGCCAGCCCTCGGCCGAGAGCGACTGCGATATCGCCGCGGACATGATGGACTACCGCAAAAAGACCGGCAGTGAGGTCGATGCGGTGAAAGACAACTCCGACGACATGGAAGATCCGAACGGGTTCATCCTCGGCAAGTACGACTCATGGCTGGCCGAAACCCAAAAAGACGTGGATTCGATCAAAGACCAGAACGTCAAGCGGCCAGCACAGGCAGTTGTTGATTCCGACAAGGAATACATCGGGATCCACCGCGCAATGATTGTCAACCCGCCCAACTTCGATGACCTGACCTGGCGCGCCGGGTTCGACAGCAACATGAAAGCGGTGTTCGACCGGATGGACAAGGCCACCAACGACCTCAAACAGGTGTGCCCCAACGTCAAGACCCCCAGCGGTTCGTAG